AAGACACCCAAAAGTGCCTTCTTCCGACTTGAACCACGTTCATTTAGTATAAACCTATCCGTATTATCCCCTTGTTATACGTGTAAACACATCCTATAAAACAGAATCGTCTATATACACCAGATTGTTAGTTCACAAAATTCAAGAGATTTGAGATCAATATGTTACGTCTTTCAAAAGAATCTGCTTTATAGAACGTGTCCACGGTTTATATTTTACTACATGTAATATTTATTTAGTGTAATTTTTACAAATATGTATAATTACATAAAGTTTATGAGAAAAAGAGAGTATACTTTGGTATTGTGTAATAAAGATAAGGTCCACCTACGGAAATAAGTGGGCTTTTTTTATATTGGTGAGCTTATACAAGTATGATAGAATAAGAACAACTGTATATTGTGAGGGTGATTGGTTATCCCTTCTTTCCATTTGGAAGGAAAGGGGGTGATATACCTATGGAGTTTTTGTTTGAGCTTCTAAAAGAATTTGTGAAAGCCATTGTACGTGAAGTTTCTGCGTATGTTTTTAGGAAACAAATTCTAGAAAAAGAGAACAAAAAACCCACTCCTCGTCGCCGTCGGAAGCAAAAGGGTGGGTTTCGTAAAAAATAAATGATATAACCACCACCCTGACGGTAGCAGTTACTAGAAGAGATGTGTCGAGCATCTCTTCTTTTATTATATACACAAGGTATTACTGTAATACTAATACAGTAATTATAACAAAAGTAAAAACAAATGAAAAGCCCACTGGATTTCCATAACAGTGGGCTTTTCATTTGTTGGTTGGGTATTACTATCTCATTGCACAAAAGGGAATTTGCATTAAAATAATAGCATATTTTTATAGCAATTATATTGAGAAAAAGAAAAAGCCCTTATATATAGGCGCCTTTTCCAATAGTTTTTAGCAGAAGCAACTGCATCCGATAATGATTAATAGTATAAACAGTACAACGATTAAAGCAAAGCCTCCAGTAAAACCGCAGCCTTCACCGCAAGTACCACCAAATCCCATAATAGATCCTCCTTTAACAAGAAGAGAAAACAAGGGTGTACGCATGTATTTTAACGGATTTAATATACTTTATGTTTTTACGCATGAATTGAGCAGGTCCTTTTGAAAATAAAAAAAGACGCCATAAAGCGCCTCCCATTTGGGTAAATAAGAAGTAAGGTTTCTAAGATAACTGAAAAAAATAGAACAGGTGGTTAGAGTTTATCACATTCTTTTGCCGAATGAACATGCATTATTACATATCATCATAAATCCCTCTATTTTCCATTTGATAAAGTGTATTACCAATATTAACAAAATTTAAATAAATATTTCTACAAATTCAAAATATTTACAAAAATAGAAAAAGTGATACATTTGAGGTGCGAGTTATAAAAAAATATTTAAGGGGGATTTATTATGTTCAAGAAATTAGTAGTAGGAACATTAGCAACTGGTATTGCATTAACTGGAGGAATTGGAGCTGCATCAGCAAGTACGGAAGGTATAGATAATACTAAAAATTCAGCGCCAATTATTCAGCGTACTCAAATACTTAAAGATAATTTCAGTCTGATAAATGGAGAAAGAGAAGTATCATTTGTGCATGTAAAAGATGGGGATATGAGAGTTCATATGACAAATAATACTAAAGGCACGCTTGACTGGTCTTTAAAAGACTCACAAGATAATACTATTGAAAATGGATCGTTAGAAGCAGGAAAGGCTTTTACAAATACGCACTATAATCTTTCAGAAGGTGAATATAAGCTTAAAGTTACTCACAGAAATGGTGGTTCTGGATCATTCTATGCAGCTGCTCGTACTTTAGACTAATATAAATTGAACCATCTGGAAGCTTGAGGATGAAGGAATTTTGTTATAATTTCATCATGCACAAGTGCAAAATCACAAGTAGCCCACCTATGGAAATAGGTGGGCTTTCAATTCATAAAGAAAAGACACCCTAAGGTGCCTTCCTCCGACTTGAACCACTTTAATTTTAATAATATGTATTGGAATCCCATCCAAATATTATTTTACCACGTTAAGTAATATTGCACATTGAGAAATTTAGTATACCTCTTTATTTAAACGTAAAAAGTCCTAGAGGGGCTAGGACTTTTTGACAGAATAAAAATGATTTTAAAAAAGGACTTGTATAACGTAACATACGAATGTTTCATAAATGTATCGTAAAAGTGAACAAAATTTATATTTTATTGAAACTTTCTTTTTATGTATTTGGCTATATTATCATAATCCCCATAGATAAATTTTTCATTTATTCCCATGAAATCAAGTTCACTAAGGATTTTTTCTTTATTATGAATGATAATTATTTTATCTGACAAAATCCTTTGTATACCTTCAATATAAGGATTTTCTGTATATTCATCACTCTGAAGATAATTTTGATATATAAACAATCCTTGTTGGTTTCGCCCCCGTTCAAAAGTTAATATTGGAGCATATTTAAAATTAGGAAGTAGATTTATCCATGCGCTCTTGTCCACTGTCGTTGGATTATAATATATACTTGCTAATAATATTTGTAGATAGGCCGTGTAGATAAATACTGGATAAGAAGTTTTTTTTATCTTTGTGCCGAAATTTTCTAATTGCGTATCAAATTTCAGTAAGTCTATCCAATTTTCAAAGAAATTAAGTTCATAACTACCTTCTTCGTAAGGAGGGAACTTATTTACATCAATCACAGGAACTGATAAAGGTGGAGACTTTAAGAATGCATAAGCATCAATATATAGTTTTTTGAAGTATCCATAAAATGCTTTAGGGTGTTCTTTTTTAAATTTGTAAAATAAATTATACATATCTAAGAACATATCATTTTCATAAGTCGCAAAAAGTTCTAGTATATTTACGTCCTCAAATTTTGTTAAAAGATTTGTAATGTCAACAAATTGATCTTTAAATAAATACACAAATCCTCCTTCTTCATTAAGGCGCACTGCATTTGTATCTTTCGGGTTCTTATAATCTTGACATGCGAAATATAGTGCCACTAAGGGTGATGTAGTTATATCGATGAGATTTGTCGGAATCCCATGATGTTGGGAAAAAGCAGAAAAATGAGTACGCTCATCAGGTGTTAATTTGTACCAAACTTCTTTTTTAAACTCTTTTTGCATGTTAAGAAAGGTATTTGCATTTTTTGTTCCTTGTTCTGATTTATAACCCGGGGGTGTTACATTTCTTAATCCTGAAGAGGCGGTTTCATTATAATCGGTCGGCTCTCCCCTAAATAAATAATTTGTAAATTCCCCACTAGAGAATAAATCTATATACTCAGCTAAGTTCTTTATTTCAGTTACAGCAGGTGTATGAAGTCCTGATGTTTCACGTTTCAAGTGTAATTCTGTATTTGTCATAATGACCTCCAAAGTTAAAATAATAAAAGCACTCTTTCGAGTGCCGCTGCCTACTTCACTAGATTATCCATAACAACTTTATAGTTATAAAACTCATCATCTTTCATTTGGCCATTCATCTGTAAAAGATATTTCCCTTTAGCGTATGTATGCGAGAAAAGCATCGGAGCATTGTTTCCTAATTCATCATAGTAGTTCTTTGCTTTTTCAAGGTCTTCTTTATTTTTAAACTTATAAATACGTCCGCCTTGATCTTTACCTAGATGTGGCACGAGAAATCTTTTGCCTTCTTCACGTATATTTCCAAATTCCTTTTGAGGTAAATCTGTAGGTTTTTTAGCATCTAAACCCTCTTTGTTGAATTCAGCTATTATTTCATCAACTGTTACTGTTTTAAACACTGTGGCAGGTGATTGACCGTTAATAAACCATAATAGTGCAAAGAAAAGAGCAACAGAGCCAACAAGTATTCCTAATCCCCATCCTACATATTCTATAATCTTTTTCTTTTGTACCGAAGCTTCCATAAATAAAATCCCCTTTTACGATAGATGACTTTCAATTAGTTTCTTAGCTGCTTCTATATCTTTCATTTGTTTCTTCGTGAAGAAAACAGCATTTTCTTCTCTTGTTACTTCTAATTTTGTTCTTTTTGTACCTGATTTGCTAATTAATTCGAAACGAAGATAACCATTTGTTAATAGTTTAGGTTTCTCAAACTCTATCTTCTTAATATCCTCGTAGTAAATTTCCATGATTCTTTTAGTAATGCCTAACACTTTTGAAGGTTTAATAGTAACTTTCTCGTTATCGACAATCAAAACGCCGTTATAAGCCTTGAATTCCTTCATCCTTATATCCCCCAAATATAATATTTGTAAAAATCATAACAAATTCAGTTACAACTATTTTGTCATATTTTGTCGAATGAAAATAAAAAAGAGAGGTTCCGCTTATGTGAAGATCATTTATCTAGTATTGAGCATTTAATAATTATGATAAGTACAAGCATTGTAAGGAGGTGTGTTTATGAATGAAAAAAATGAGTTTCTGAGTGGAGCAGCATTTGATCCTAATTTGTTGGGGCCTACATTGCCGCCTATTCCAACATTTACTTTACCCACTGGACCTACTGGTCCGACTGGGAGTACAGGTGTAACCGGACCGACAGGAGCAACAGGTCCAACGGGTCCTACTGGAGTTGGAAATACAGGAGCAACTGGACCTACGGGGATAACGGGTTCTACTGGTTTAACAGGAGCGACTGGTCCAACAGGTCCTACTGGCCCTACAGGACCAACAGGACCTAGTCTATTTTTTACACCGCTTGCGAGAATACCAGAACCTATAGAACTTCCACCAAATACAGATAATGTTCAAATTATGGAGGTCTTTGTCAATGTACAGGAAGAAAACGATCTCGTCCATTTAAACGCAACAATAGGTACAGAAATTGATATTGATACAGAAAATAACGATAGTGCTATTTTTATTGTGGATAAAATAACGTATCAGTTATTTCGTGAAGATGTGTTATTGGCAGAGTCGGTTGTATCTGCAGATTATAAGGTAAATCTAGTAAACCCGTTATATACTTTTAACTCCACATTTACATGGGTAGACCATCCAACAGATCCAGTATTACCGACAGGTCCAATACGTTATCACATTGTAGCTAATGTAGGGAGTTTTGAAGAGGTAGTAAGTGCTCAAGTTAGAAATCGCGGGTTTACTGCTGTGGTGCACCCTCCTGATCCTATCTAAAAGGGGGGGCTTTATATGAAGTATAATTCTTATATTTTCTTTATCACTATTTTAATCATGCAAAAAAAAGAGAGCCAAACGGCTCTCTTGGTAGGATTGGTAAAATTATGTAAAATTTTACCTCTGGCAAATGGAAATGATTTCTTTTATTATGAAATCAAATCACAATATATCCTTGTTGTTTTGCAACATTTTCACGTACAATGAAACTTGTTTTGCAAAACGGCCTTGCTGACGTCCATCTAGCTCCTCATAAGCTCGTTGGATGTCATTGAATAGTAATCCTAATAACGCATCTTCTTTTCTGTTCTCGAAGTTAAGAAGAGCATCTGTGGAGGTGTTAAAAAACGACGCAAGTACCTTTAAACTTTCAAGATCAGGTTCATGACGATCAGTCTCCCAATTTTTAATTTGTCCGCGTGATAAACCTGTTCTCTCAGATAATTGTTCTTGCGTTAAATCGAAAGACTTTCTGAGATTTTTAATGTTTTGTCCAACTGTAGTTTTCATAGTTTGAGTATAATAATCGCCTTATCACTATACCATAATTGGTCGATACTCTGACTTTTTAAAACTATTTAGGTATTTTTGCGACTTTGATAAATATTTATAGAACAAATGTTTGTTTGGTGGTAAAATATGCATATGAAGTCTTTGGTTCGAGATTTTTTAAAACGAAAAACGTTGATATATAGCGATTTTAAAACTTTCTCAACATTTTTCTGATAACCACACGACTGAATTTTGGAAAAAATGTGATATTATGAAAATAATAATATAAACGGACGTAAAAAAGACTCACAGCGTGTACTAAGGTGCAGCGAACACCATAGTACCGCTTTCCCTAATCGCACTAGGGAAAACACTTACTGCAAGTCTTACATAAATTATAACACATCTTTTGAATGTAGTGACGCGTTTTCCTCAAAAGTTAAAAAATGGGTATAACGTGTCTTTTGTTCCGAAAAAAAGGGGAGCAAAGTTATGCAAACTGTTTTAGGAAAAATACAAGATGATTTGTTTGCTAAGGGTATTACAAATAAATCACTAGCAAAATATCTATCTGTTAGTCCTAGTGGTGTATCTGATTTTTTTAAAGGTAAAAGGGAGATGAGTTTCTCTTATTTTTCTAAGACTTTAGTACTTTTGTATGATGATGATGATGAACACGATAAAAGAAGGGGCTATATTCGGCACTACATTAATGTTGCTAGTAAACACGAAAGTTTACGTGAAGCGTTAGAATACACAGCTATACGTGGTGAATTTGAAACGTTACAACAACTTATTCTTAAAGAGTTAAATTCGTCGAATGCTACAAATAGAGAATGGGCGACGATGTACGACTTGTTTTATAAACGAAACGCTGAGAGAGTTGATGGCGAGCGATTTCTTGAGCTTGTAGAAGAAAAAAGAAAAAAGGTAAAGTCTTTAGAAATGCAAGTAATGAGTGATATTTTATTATGCTACGCACTACATGATATGGGTAATTATCGTTTATTGAAAAAATATATAAGTGGTGCAACCGTTAAGATAGAAAAAATAAAGAATAAGTTTATTCAAAACTGTTTTAGGATTAGGGTAAAAGAATGGCTTTGTGTAATAAATCTTCTTTCGGGTAACTTAATCGATACAAGAAATAAATGCGAGGAATTACTATTTATCTGTAGGGAAGATCCACAGTATGCTTTACAAAGAGCGAATGCTTATTGTAATTTGGGTGAATCGTATATTTTTGAAGATTATAATTTATCAAAGAAGTATTTAGAAAAAGCATTACTATGTTTAGGCGATGCCTTCAATCCTGGATTAAGAGTAAAAAGAAAATTAATCGAGTACACATTAATGTTTTTAAAGATACATCACTCAAAAGATGTTGAAAGTATAGATGTTGGAATGCATCCAGCGGAGAAAGCCTATTTATACATTAAAAAAGGTGAAAAAATATCAGCAATTGAGATTTTAGAGGAATTAGAGAAAAACAAGGGGCTCTCAGCTTTTCAACTTTGTTACATGGGTCTTGCTAAAGATGATTTGAATTTAATTAAAAAATCATTGGAACTGTTCGAAGAAATAGGTAACGTTTTTTATGCCAGATTACCTAAATTATACTTGGGTCTTATTTGAAAAAATGGTATAATTAACTTACGAGAAGAGGTGAAATGATTGAAGAAAATTATAGCTATTTTACCTATTTTACTATTAGCAGGACTTTTCACTTTTTCTGCTGATAATCAAAAAAACGAATCTAAAGCTCAAGATACAAAACCTGAGGTTCAACGAATGATGGTTGATCCCGGTGGTGGAGGAATCTAGTAGCTGAATATAAATAACGAATGCGATTGCCTATATTAATGGGCAATCGCATTCGTGCTTTCTGGGGAAGTTCTGTATTTTTGAAAATGAAGTTTTATAGAATTATTGTGATTGAATTCACAAACTACTATGAAGATATTGGAGGATGTTGGGGATGACGAAAGAACAATTAGTGAGAATGGCAGCGAAGTTGGGATTAAAACAGGGGAATCCGAAGGCACAGGATATTTTGAAAATTGCCCTAGATGAATCATACAAAGAAACATCCAATACATAAAAAAAGAAGACTGCCATATATAAGGTAGTCTTCTTTGATTAGTCATTCTTTTTATTTTGCATATAAGTCACATACATTTCTAATTGTTCCCAAGCTTTCTTGCGTTCATCCTCAGGAAGACTCTCTATTATTGCTAATATGTTCTTTCCTTCTTCAGATACAGTTTTATCTTCTTCTTCATTTAGTTCAGGGTCTTCCGATCTCCCTAATAAATAATCTGTAGTAACGCCGAAATAATCAGCTATCTTTTCTAATGATTCTCGCCCAGGTGACTTTTTACCCTTTTCAAAATAAGAAATAGCCATTTTAGATACGCCAATAGCATCGCCTAGTTGCTCTTGAGTTATCTTACTATTCTTCCTGAGTTCTTTAATCTTTTCCCCGATCACATTAACGTCCCCTTTTTAAATAGTGTATATAATACATAAAGTATAAAGTAAACATAGTGTTTACTACAAGATAAAATTCATTTGATTTTTTTTGAAAAAAGCACTTGAAATAAACCTGAGGTTTACTTATAATGAAATCACAGGCAACGAAGGGAGGAAATAACTTGAAGCAGTTAAAACAAAAACGACTAGAAAAAGGGATGTCTTGCCAAGACGTTGCCGATAAAGTCGGAATCACTAAAATGCACTATTGGTACATTGAAAATGAAAAAAGAACATTGAAAATAGACTTAGCAGAGAAAATCGCAATCGCTCTTAAGGAAAATCCGAAAGACCTTTTTTTTAACAATTAAAGTAAACCAGTGATTTACAAAAAAGAAAGGAGTAAACCAAATGAATGAAGTTAAAATTTTTTCACATAACATGTTTGGTAATCTAGGAATCCTTATTAAAGAAGGGAAAGAATTCTTCCCAGCAACAGATGTCGCAAAAGTGCTTGGGTATTCAAATCCACACAAAGCAATAAAAGATCATTGTAAACCTGAAGGGGTGAACGAAACGTTAGTCCCTACTAATAGTGGTGTACAAACAAAAAAATTCATCAACGAACCAAACCTATACCGCTTAATTGTTAAATCAAAACTTCCACAAGCGGAACAGTTCGAAACTTGGGTATTTGAAGAAGTACTTCCTTCTATTAGAAAACACGGAGCGTACATGACAGATCAAGTCCTGGAACAAGCGGTAACTAACCCAGACTTCATGATTGGGCTTCTTACAAACTTAAAAGAAGAGAAAGCTAAGCGAGTTGAAGCAGAACGAACACTCTTACAGCAACAACCGTTGGTAACATTCGCAGAAGCGTGTATGCAATCAGATAAGGCACTGAAAGTAAGCGAAGTTGCTAAGTTAGCAGCAAAACATGGTATCAAAACAGGTCAAAAGAGATTATTCGCAACACTTCGAGAGTGGGGATTAATCTTCAAAAATAAAAATGAACCAACTCAGAAAGCAATCGACAGTGGTTACTTCGAAGTTGTACAAGGCGTAAAAGAAAAGCCTAACGGAGAGCCTTTCACATGGCTAACACCTTACGTAACACCGAAAGGACAAGCTTACATCATAGACCGACTGAAGAAAGAACAAGAACAGAAGGCGGTGTAAACGATGGAAGAAAGCACATTCTCACACTTAATGGTATTAGTTGTATTTCTCATCTTTGTAGGATTGAACTACAAAAGCATAAAGCAGTTGATAAAGGATGAAGTTGATGGATAAACAGCAGCGGGACAAAGAAGAGAAAGTAAACATCATCAAGATAATACGTGATTTACGAGCTAGAGGGATACATAACAGCGCAGATAAGGTAGAGGAAATGCATAAGGAGTTTATAACTCTAGCTAAATGATAAAAGCCCTGCAAGGGGATGCAGGGCAAGACTAAGGGTATTGAAGAATTGTCGATTCTAAAAGTAAAGGACTTCTTGGATTGTTATAAGTTTAACACGAAATTCCTTTAAATATTATATACAAATGTTACAGAAGTATGAATGTGAAAAACTATGATGAAAATTATGAAAAAAGTTGATAATCCAAAGAATCCATAAGGGCTTATGTTTGTAATAGCGTCTTTATAGAGTTAATAGGACAAGCTCTTGCTTGTCGTAATATTCAGGAATCTAATGGTATCCCCCACCTAGTAAATGGGTTCCTGGATATTACGATGCGTGAAAGCATCAGAAAGGGTGAGAACAATGCATCTGCTAGTTAAAAACTAGCATTAAAAATACCTGTACGGGGAGGCACAGGTATCCAAGAAGGGTGTTTCAACAGGTTGATTCTATTTTATCAATAACTCAATGAAAATGACAGATTAAAGATTGAAAATTCAGTCTATTTTGTTGAGAAATAAAAAACCGCCCCCACCAATAGGACGGTTTTAGAGAAACAAATAAATATCTGTACCTACATTATAACATATTTTGTTTCTCTTAGTAAATAAGGAGGAATATGGAAATGATTGAAAATCCAATTACTTATGGAAATCATCACGATTCATCAGCTAGAGATTTCATGGATTACTGCGAAGACTGTAATGGTGAGCTGTACTTTGGGATGACTTATTACAAATTCGAAGGATCACTCATTTGTGAGGAGTGCTCCTCAGGATTTTTAGAAAGACACGCAAGAAAGATGGTGGCTGGAGAATGAAAGAACAATGGAAGCCGATTACTGGTTACGAAGGTCATTATGAGATTTCAAATAAAGGTAATGTAAAGTCACTTAAATATAAGAAACATAGAATTTTAAAGCCCTTCGAATGGAAAGGGTACAAGAAAATTAAGTTAGTACTAGAAGGTGTTGAGAAGACATTTAAGATTCACAGACTTGTAGCTAATGCCTTCGTTAATAATCCAGAAGATAAACCTATGGTTAATCATAAAGACGGGAATAAGGGCAATAACATCTATACAAATTTAGAGTGGACTACAAATGCAGAAAATATAAAACACGCTTACGATAACGAATTAATAAGCATTAAAAAGAAGATGCGAAGCGCTAAACCAAAAGCTGTATTACAAATAGATAGAGAAACAGGCGATATATTAGCGAAGTTTGAATCTGCTGGAGAAGCTGAACGTGAAACTGGAATATGGGGATCTCATATTCGTAGAGCATGCCTTGGAGAATTAAAACAAAGCGGTGGATATGTTTGGAAGTATGTAAAGTCTCATTCTACAGAGAAAGTAGCGGGTGAATAAGATGGGCCTACAAAACAAAATTGAAGCTGAAATTCAAATTATGAAGAGTTTAGTTGAACGATACAAACAAAGTAACGAACCAAATGCTGCATCGATGGTTGTGGCTTATGAATACGGATTACAGTCACTTATGGAAGTGTATGAAGCTAGTAAACAAACGGAATTAGCACCATTTTAAAAGAGAGGGAGATTCATATGACAACTGAAAATTACTTTTCTAAATTAGCTCAAATAGATTGCACGGAACATGTTGAAAAGAAAGGTCGGTTTAGCTACTTATCATGGGCGTGGGCAGTTAAAAAGCTTCGCGAAGTAGATCCAACAGCAACATGGGAAGTTAAGCGATTCGATGGAGTGCCATACCTTAAAACGGATTGCGGTTACTTTGTAGAAGTTGAAGTAACTGTACAAGGAATACCACTAAGTCAGATTCACCCAATACTTAACAATCAAAATAAGCCAATTGCAGAGCCTAACAGCTTTGACATTAACACAAGTATTCAACGTTGCTTAGTAAAGGCAATAGCGCTTCACGGATTAGGATTATACATTTATGCGGGCGAAGACCTGCCGGAAGTACAAGAAGAAATGATTACTGCCCAACAAGTTGGCGCGATTAAATTAAACATTAAAAAATTAGCCACTCTTCGGAAAGTGGATGAGGAAACAATTAAAGGGCATTTAAGCATTAAAGAAGTTGCAGAACTAACACTAAAGCAAGCTGAAGAGGTACTAAAAAAATCAACGAAATGGGTTAAACAAGCTGAAAAAGAAATTGCGGAAGCTAAAGAAAAAGAAACAATCGAAGAGGTAGAGCAAACGAATTAAGGAGTGAAAACCTATGTTAGATAAAAATCAATCAAAAGTCGTCCTTCCGGCGTGGGTATGGAAGGGCGCACGAAATGAAAAAGAAGCGAAAGCAAAGGCGATTGAGTACATTACTCCCGATCGCTACCCAGGATATAAAATAATCAAAATTCAAGGCGATATAGCGGTATGCGAAAGGGAGAATGCGTGATGTTTCAAGTGCCAGTAAGACGTGGATCAATGAAAGAAATGTTAACAGCAGTTCGTGATTTAGAAGCAAGGGGGTATGACTACGTAACACCAATCAAGCGAGTATATAGAGCGGAAAAAACGTTTCATCATGAAGGTAAATTCAGAGGTAAAGATAAGGTTAGGTTTACAGGGATGGAAGATTTAGTGAGTTATGAATATTGGATGAAGAAGGTGAACTAAATGAGTAGCAACATATTTCAACTAGAAACATTTGCAAGAAGCGGATATATGGTGCGACTCGCTTATGTTGATATCACGGAAGATTTAATTGCTGGAATTTTGTTAGGTCAAATCGTTTATTGGTACATGCCTAACGAACAAGGAAAAAGTAAATTGCGGATTAAGAAGAACGGAGAGTTTTGGTTAGCTAAAAGCCGTGAGGATTGGAAAGATGAAATTCGAATTACACCTAAACAATATGATCGAGCTATCAAAATACTAATTGAAAAAGGATTTGTAGAAGTTAAGAAGTTTAAATTCAACGGAGCCCCTACAAATCACATTAAGTTAAATATTTCCGAAGTTACCGAAAGGGTGAAATGGATTTTAACCTTTGGGGAAATTCCAAATTCCCCTTTGGGTGAAATGGAACTTACCGAAAGGGTTAATTCTTTAACAGAGATTACAACAGAGACTACAACAGAGATTACTACATTAAAAGATAATATGCCTTCTGACCAAAAAGAACGGTCAAAAGACTGCATCCCTTATGAAGATATCGTTTCGTATCTTAATGAACAAGCGGGTAAATCTTTTCAACATAAAACAGCGAAAACTAGATCGTTAATCAAAGCTAGATTCAAAGACGGTTTTACTATAGATGATTTTAAACGGGTTATTAATATTAAAACAGCACAATGGTTAAAAGACTCCCATATGAACCAGTATTTACGACCAGAAACGTTATTTGGGACTAAATTTGAAGGTTACTTAAATGAAAAAGTAAAAGGAGTGGATTCTAATGCAAGCAGCGGCAGTGTCAATGGCAAAGATAATAGCTTCATCAACAAATATGACTTTACCAAAGGTCGCAAATGAAAGATGTGATTTATGTAGACGTAAAAAGTTCCTTGATGAAAATAACAAAGCCTACTGCTGGCATTGTAAAGAGATTGCACCTCAGGATATTCAATTGGCCCAGGAAACGCTTGTAATACAAAAGAGGAACCAAGTTATTAGTTTATACGATTCATTTGCTGACAACAGTCTAATCAACGACAAGTTGAAGAAGGCTACTTTTGATAACTATGTACCTCCTACAAAAGAATTAACTGATGCAAAAAAGACTATTATGAATTTCGTTTCTACATACAGCAAAGAGGAGCCAACAAGCATGATTATTACAGGCGATTACGGGGTTGGTAAAAGTCATTTATGTGTAGCGGCCACTAAAGAACTAATGAAACGTGGATACAGCGCAATGTTTATTCAAATGAACAAGTTGTTTACCAAAATAAAATCTACATGGAACAAAAACAGTGATTTAACAGAGGACAAGCTAATGTCACTCCTTGCTAAAGTGGATGTTCTTATTATCGATGATTTCGGAGCGGAGTTCACGGAGAAAGATAAAGAAGGCGTTACTTGGAAACAAACGAAGACGAATGAAATTGTAGATAGTCGGATTGGAAAGAGTACCTTATTCACAACTAATTTCAGTGTAGAACAGTTAGCTGAGATGTACGGAGAACGTGATTTTAGCAGAATGATGGAAAACGCAGAAATGCTAGAAATGTTTGGTGATAATTATAGATTACGAAACTTCAAGAAGGGGGAATGAAAATGTGTGCGTGTAATGGAACAGGAGTAATTCAGAACGACATTGGAACGGGCATGTATCAGTTTGGGCCATGTATTTGCAAAGCGGCGAATCAAACGCCTGAAGAGGTAGATAGAAAGCGTCATGCTGTTATGGCGGAGCTAAAAGAGATTCATCAATTACAACTGGAGGGGAAATGGGATGCCAAGACTTGGAACGGATTTGGAAAAGGAAAATTATACGATGGCGTTGCAGCAGAGAAAGTACATGAAGAAATCGCGTCGTAATTTGTATATCGCTTTAGAAGAGTTGGACCTGGTATTTGATGAAAGTGAAGTTATTCGATTGCAAGAAATGTGGAAGGAAGGCAAAGGAATCCTTGAAATTGCAAAAGAGTTGGGGAGACATCAATTAGAAATCGCCGCTTTGATTATGGATCAGGCAGACAAAAATATTATTAAATCGCGTCCGATGGGGTTGGGGGCATGAAGCAGTTAACACTTGAGGATGTAGTAGGGAGTTTCGATTACAAAGCAAAGAGCACCGCAGAGCAATTTCTAGCGAAGACACCCGTCATAACGACATACGCTGTGGAATTCTATGACAAGGAAGAAAAGCAACGTATTGATTGGTTCGATGTTGATACGGAGAGCGAGGCATGGGGCGCGGCAGTGAAAGAACATGGTAAAGGTATTCAGAAGATTGAAATAAAGCATTCGAAACGCACAAGAAAAGAAATAATGGCATTGGATTAGGAGGATAAAAGAATGACGGTTTATTTTCCAGTACCGACTTATGAAGATTATGAAATAGCTGAAAAAAATGGAATCAGCAAAGAAACAGTATACCAACGGATTCATTATAGAGGTAAGACAGTAAAACAAGCGATTACTGAACCACTGTGGAATGGAAGTTTTAGAGAGAAGTATCAAAATTACATTGAAATTGCAGAACAAAACGGAATTTCTTATCCAACTTTTCATGCAAGATTAACCAAAAAGACAGTTCGGAAATGGACACCTGAAGAAGCGGCAACCGTTCCTCCAAAAATAACAGGAAGAATAAGAAAATCAAGAGCTAACGGTCCTACAGAAGAAAATTATAAAGAGGCAGAGCGAAACGGAATTTCTAGAAAGAACGTTAATCAGAGATTGGATTTGTACGATTGGGATATTGAACGAGCTATAACTGATTCAGTGAAAAAAAGAGGTAGAAAAGATGACAATACACGAATGCTGATGATTGCTAAACAAAATGGAATAAGCGCTTCAACTTTTTACAGAAGAATTAGAGAGGGAATGTTACCTCGCGATGCGGCTATGAAACCTAAGGGCCATTCAGCATATATAGAATTAGCTAAAGAAAATGGAATAAATGATATTTGCTTCTATAAAAGAGTTGAAAGAGGGATGCACCCGTATTTAGCAGCGACAAAGCCTAAGGACAAGCGTGGGAGTACGAAAAAGAAACAAATCAGCTAGGAGGCAATATGGACAGGAAACAAGTTTTCATCGACGTCTTATTACATAAGGGCATCTACAAGGAAGAAAAAACAGGACGTCAGCTTTATGAAATGAGTGAGCAGGAGCTATTCGAATTAATCAAAGGAGATGGAGAGAATGAAGAAAGCAATTGAGGAGTTTATAAATGGATTACGTGAATCGGCAGTTGAGAGTAGAAAAGAAGCAGACAAAGCTTTTGATAGCGGAGATTTAGGTTTATCAGGATTCCACAAAGGGCAGTGGCACACATTTGAAGAAACAGCAATCGCATTAGAAGACTTATTATTTGATCATGAGGAGGAAGAACGATGAGGTATACACGTAATCGGCAACTAAATAAAATCAATTCATTGATGGAGTCTCCATTCACGCTACCTATTGAAGTTTCTAAGGGAAAAATATGGAACAATAAGTTAGATCCTACATTCAAATGGCACCGAGATTTTCACGGGATGAACATAGTGTCTTTTAATCGTAAAGGTGAATCATTTAAAACTTATGTGATAAAGGGGAGAAAATAATGAAATATACGGAGCATGGCACGTTTGAAGTAACTCAATTATTAGCAGAAGCGAAGGAGAATGAAGAGAATGGCAACTAAGATCGTTATGTACACATCAAATTCTTGTTCTAAATGCAAGAGAGCGAAAGAAATGCTTAGTAATTGCCCTGTAGAGGTAAATTTAGAAGAAAGAAATGTAGACGTGGATAAAAAGCATTTCGAGCAACTAAAAGAAGTGATCCGTTCTAACTCATTACCTACGTTCTTAATCAAAGATACGCATGGTTCTATCGAAGATAACGGTGAGATGTATCAAGAATTAATAGGATTTGATGAAAACATCGGAAAAATTATGGAGCATTTAGGACTGTAGGAGGGATTGCGTGAAGAAAGAAACCAAAATACAGGTGGAAGGTGAGCTTAAAAAGATAGAAAGCGATATTAGTAATCTAGAATATCACCTTGTCATGATGGATGGCGAAAGGCAGAAAACGAGAAAAGCTTTGGATGAGCTGAAGAATCGGAAAGAAAAATTGAAAAGTTACTTATAAGGAGTGGACAAACAATGAATTTTAAAGAATATCAAACAGCAGTTACAAGAACATTTGCAGTAGGAAGAACATACGAGCAAAACGCTACAAACTACTCTATGGGATTATGTGGAGAAGCTGGTGAAGTTACGGACCATATAAAGAAGGCTGTATATCATGGCCACAATTTAAATGAAGATGAGGTCGAGAAGGAATTAGGTGATGCACTTTGGTACCTGGCGGCGTTAGCAGAAACACACCATCTTGATTTAAATGAGATCGCAGAGAAGAACATTCATAAGCTAATGAAGCGATTCCCAAACGGATTTAGTGAGGAAGACAGTAAGAAACGTGTGGATATGAAGTAAGACCAAATTTGAATTTTATAGAAAAAGAGCAGCTAGCAAAAGCTAACTGCTCGGTTGATTAAACGTAGAAAATTTAACATTCACTTTATAGTATTGGGATGTGTGAACGCTATTTTTAATTAAACTGGACCAGTGGGATGTATTACAGCAGAAAAACCGCGGTTTCTGACTTGAGCAGATGTTATAGTGTCACTTAAATCCCCTATATTCGCTATAACTTGATAATGAATCGGATCTACTGGTAATATTGGGCCCGTTGGAAGATCTACCCATGTAAATGTGGAGTTAAAAGAATATATCATATCTATATTACTCCCGACTTCGTATTTTCCGGATACAAGTGTATCTGTCAGCAATACATCATTACGAAATAACTGATACGTAATGGCATCCACGTTAAAGGATGTGCCCTCATCTGCTCCTATTTGAACAAGAAGTTCTGTACCAATTGTCGCGTTTAATAGGACTTTGTCATCTTTATTTTCTATAGGGACAAAGACCTCCATAATTAGAATGTTATTTGTATTTGGTGGAAGATCTATAGAATCAGGTTCTGGTGCAAGGGGAGTGAAAAATAAGGCCGGTCCAGTCGGCCCAGTCGGCCCAGTCGGCCCAGTCGGCCCGGTAGCACCAGTCGGAAATTGGAATGGTGGGATGGGAGGAAGTGTTGGTCCAATCGAACTAGGGTTTGCTGCAGCGGAAGATAAAAATTCGTCCATTATATTTTCACCTCTAAAAAATTCGTATTACTAATAGTAAATGTTGAAGTCAAACAAAGTGAAATGGACAAGCGATTGTATTTATGAAATTTAACAAAATAGTTATTTTAATAAAAAACGAGGAAATGAGGGGAGTGAAAGGAAAAGAAC